GTAACGACACATAAGCAAATTAAACTTTTGTCTTATGGAAACCCTAAAGTGATCGTTAAAGACAACAACGGTAACTTCTTCTTGGCGGGTGCTAAGTTCGGAATGGATGTAACAGGTGGTACTGTAACAAGTGGTGCTGCAATGGGTGATCTTAACGGTTACACTTTGGTGCTTACGGGCATGGAACCTGCTCCCGCGTTCTTCTTCGAGGCAACTACTGAGTCTGCACTTGTAACAGCAGGTATTGACATTACAGACGGTAGCGGAACTGTTCAGTCTTAATTAATTAACGGGGGAGCAATCCCCCTTTTAAAACTCATAATATGACAGAGTGGGAAAAATTTGAACGGATGGTTAGCTTAAAATCCGATAAAGTAGAGTTAGGTATTGTTGAAGATATAACAGCATACAATAAAGGCTTTGAAAAGATGTTCGCCGAACTACAAGGATTGCAAAAAAGAGGAGAAAGACTAAAGGCTGAATTATCGGATACAATAAGTGCTATATATAAAATGGGTGAGTTATCCCGATCAATGGGCAATGATATGGCTGATTTATTGGTTGATTTTGGAAAAAAAGCAAAGGAACTCGGTGTAGACCCCAACACAAATAAAGTCTATGCTGAAGGTCAATCCAAGTTTAAGGCTTATATGGAAACTGAAAAGGCAGCACAAAGACTTGCTGAGTCTTTTATTAAGATTAGATAATCAACAATAACTATGCTTAAAAGGGTAGTCATAACGGCTACCCTTTTTTATTAAACAGAATCGTAACTTTTTAGTTATATAAACATGATTATCTTCACAGAGAGCATAACAGACCAAACTATACAATTTATACCCCGTGTTTATACGGCTGATTCGCTTGTATTAAAAGACGAACAGACAAACGAGGTGTTTACTTACGCTATTGCGCCTAGTCAGTTGGATCATTACCTAACCGTAACAGAAACATTCGACACGGTAGAAGGTCACACATACACGGTAAAAGTATATAACGGTAATGACGTAGTGTATTACGATAAGGCTTTCTGTACTAATCAAACTATTTCGACATACTCAGTAAACAACGGCGAGTACGTTCAGAATTCAACTAACAACGATTTCATTATTTATGAGTAATATCCACGTGGTAAACCTATCTAAATACACTCAGCCAGACGTTGTTGAGGATAACCGTAATGAATGGATAGACTACACAACACCTGAAGGCGGCAGTTATTACGAATGGTTAATAAACCGTTTCCGCAACTCAGCAACACACAACGCTGTTACTAATAATATTTGTAGGTTAATTTACGGGCGTGGACTATACGCAAAAGATGCTGCAAGACGGGCAAATGACTACGCTCAGATGAAGTCTATGTTTACGCCTGAAGTGTTAAGACCTGTTATTCTAGACTATAAACTTTTGGGTAGCGGTGCTTTTCAAGTAATCTACAATAAAGCGGGTTCTAAGGTATCTAAAGTCGAACATATCCGTATGGACTTGCTTAGACCTGAGAAGTGTAACGAGAAAGGCGAGATTGAAGCCTACTACTATTCAGATAATTGGGACGACGTAAAGAAGTTCCCACCTAAAAGAATACCCGTTTTCGGTAGTGGTTCACCTTTAGAGGTGCTTGTTTTCGGCAACTACTCAATAGGGCGCAAGTATTTCTGTTCAGTAGATTACGAAGGGGCGTTAGATTACTGCGTATTAGAAGAAGAAATAGCTACTTATTTAGTAAATGACGTTCAGAACGGCTTTAGCGGTACTAAGGTTGTAAACTTTAACAACGGAGTGCCTACTCCTGAACAGCAAAGACTGATCGTAAGTAAGACCATGAAGAAATTCACGGGGTCTAGTGGCGAAAAAGTAATCATTGCTTTCAACGATTCTGATGCTAATAAAACTACTGTTGACGATATACCGCTTAATGATGCCCCTGAACACTATCAGTACCTAAGCGAAGAGGCTAGAAATAAGATTCTAGTAGGTCATAACGTAACGTCTCCAATGCTTGTAGGTATTTCTCCCGACGGTCAAGGGTTTTCTAGTAACGCTGACGAGATTGAAACGGCATCTAAATACTTTCATAACACGGTTATTAAGGCTTTCCAAGAAACTATTATAGATGCTATTGATAAAATCTTAGCTATTAACAACGTTAGACTAGATTTGTACTTCAGAAGACTTAATCTGTTCGAAGACTTAGACGAAAAGGAACAAGTACAAGAAGAAACGGCGTTAAGCAAACAACAGGGAATTGAAAGCATTATTGCTCAGTATGGTGAGGAAGACGACTTAGAAGGGTGGGAGTTAGTAGATGAGCGTGAAGTTAACTACGAACTAGAAGACGAACTAGACCGCCAAATTAAAGAACACTTTAAACCACACAAATCACTACTGAGTAAGATTTGGGAATTTGCTACGGGTATAGCTTCACCCAACGCTAAGTCTGCACAAGACCAAGAAATAGACGGCTTCTTTTTTAAGGTGCGTTATCAATACACGGGCAATCCATCACCTGAAAGGGACTTTTGCAGGTCAATGATGAGGGCATCCAAAGTTTACCGCAAAGAGGATATTATCCGAATGGGCAACCAAATAGTTAACGCAGGGTTTGGTGAGAACGGTGCAGACACTTATTCTATTTGGCTATATAAAGGCGGTGCGAGATGTCACCACAAATGGGTAAGACGTACCTATGTAAGCACACGTGCAAACGCTTCTATCGGCTCTAAAGACACAGCAGAAACAAGCACGGGAAAGGCTAGGAAGTTTGGCTATAACCCCGTAAACGAAAAAGAAGTTTCAATGATGCCAAACGATATGCCATTGAAAGGCTTTTCACCTAATAACCCTAATTTACCTTCAGACGTTAGATAATGGCACAGGCACTTTTTGTTTCAAGAGAAGATATAGTTAAGTTCACTTCGATGAACGGTAACGTTGACGTGGATAATTTTATCCAATGGGTTAAGGTTGCCCAGGACATTCACATACAGAATTACTTAGGAACTGATCTATTCAATAAGATTAACAACGACATAGTTAACTCATCTTTAAGCGGTGTTTATCTAACTCTAGTTACTACTTATGTTAAGCCTATGGTTATCCATTGGGCTATGGTAGAGGCGTTACCATTTTTGCATTATACGGTAGCTAATAAAGGGGTGTATAAACACGGTTCGGAGAATAGCGAAACAGCTACCATTGAAGAAGTAGAAAAGCTAGTAGATAAGTATAGAAATATCGCACAGCATTACACTAAGAGGTTCCAGGATTATATGTGTGATAACTCTAGTTCATTCCCTGAGTATCTAAGTAACTCTAACGGGGATATGTACCCAGACAAAGACATTAACAATTACACAGGTTGGTTTTTATGAGAGTAAGAAAAAAAACAGGAACTTACACACCAAAGGAAGAGAACGTAAAGAAGTTAAAACTATTCTTAAAAAAACTAGAAAATGGCGGACTACAAAATAAGTGACCTTACTGCACATCCTTTAACACGTTTACAGGGTACTGACTTGCTAGAGGTATCTTATGACGATTCGGGCACATTTAAGAGCCGTAAGATAGCAGCTAGTAAGCTGAGACCATATAAAGTGTATTGTGCTAACCTTACGCAGACATCTACTAATGCGCCTACTGCTGATGTGTTTGAAAATACTTTAAGTGGAACGCCGACTTTCAGCTATGACGGTGTAGGGGTATATAATATAACCCTCACGGGTGAATGGACGGCTGACAAAGTATTTATACTAATATGCAACTTTGGGGATAATGTGGTTTCGGCTTCAAGGGTGGATTCTAACATTATTAAAATAGAGACATACGACAATACGGGCGCAGCGGTAGATGCCGTTTTAACAGACTCTTCCATTGAAATTCGTGTTTATCCATGACGGGTTTTTACAACATAACCACAGCCATTAAAGACCAGTTGTTAACTGACCCGATGTGTAACACGGTAACAATCGGAGACATCTTTGAAGTTGACCTTAAGAAGCAGACTATATTCCCGCTTAGTCACATCATTGTAAATAACGCCACGTTAGAGAATAACATTTGGCGGTTTAACATGACTGTTCTAGCAATGGATATAGTAGATAAATCCAACGATGCTATAACGGATGCTTTCTTAGGTAACGACAACGAACACGATGTATTAAATACTCAGTTGGCTGTACTTAACAGACTTTTAGAGGTTTTAAGAAGGGGGTCTTTATATTCAGAGTATTATCAGCTAGACGGCAACCCAAGTTTAGAGCCATTTACAGAAAGGTTTGAAAACTTCTTAGCGGGTTGGGCTGCTACATTCGATGTATTAATCCCTAACGATATGACCGCCTGTGACGGTTTGGCTACTAGGGTTGAGTGTGCAGACGCCACTATTAACATTACGGACGATTCAGGAAATCTTCTTTACAGTCTTACTATCCCAAGTAGTGCAACAGACACACAGTCTATTTTAGATAGCACAGCGGTGTTAAAAACAACGGCGGGTGCAACTATTAGCACAACTTCTATTAACGCAGAAGGGAGCGCAAATATAACAGCACCCGATGCAACTTATTTAGTAGAATATGCCAACGGGACTGACATAGAAAGCGGTTCGATAGTTTCAGGCGGTTCAGTTGTTGTAACAGTTCCAAATCCTCCACCTGCCGCATCTGTTGGTGCAAAGCTAATGAAGACGGGTCAAACAACGTCTTACAGAACAGGAGATGACGGAGACTTGGAGGTTGGTCGTGCAACATCTTTTTTAGTTCTTTCATCAAACAATCCTTTTAGTAACACCAACCGATTCACGGACACGGCAGGGGGTCAAACGTACACGAATAATATCGTTATTGATTGGTCTACTTATGACGGGTCTACGGTGTTGGGGTGGTATCGTGTCACTAACCTTTTGGATATTAACTGGAGTAATTCAGTTGACCAAGCACTTGCATTCAGTACAGGTTCATTTACTACAGGGTGGAGACTTCCTAATATACAGGAAATGATATCTGTGTGTAGCTATGCAACAAGCTCAGGAACAGCTTTGAATTACGCTCCATTCAATGCTGTAGATGGAAATTTCGCCAATGCAAATACAATATTCTGGACATCCACAACAACAATATCAAGTACAGCTAACGCATACGGATGTGTTCAGGGAGCATTTGGAATTTACTCAAAGGGAAATTCATCGTCTTATAGATGGATTCCTTGCAGAACATTCACAGTAACAGGAACAACACTTTCATAATATGAACTATCAATTTTCACAATTCACAGGAACAATCGTAGACCCTACCGTAGAGGTAGTAAGCGTAAATGATAACATCTTAAATAAGACTTGTTCTGTTGATATAAAATTAACCAATTCTGGCGGTGAATACGGTTTGTCCCTTTCAGGCTTCACATACACGGAAACTTGGGAAGATGCCGACATTGAAGCGTGGGTAAGTTCTGAACTACAAAATTACGCTTTGTAATGACTGAGGCTTTAGAACTGATAAAACAGCACGGCGTAAAGGCAGTATTACTTCTTTGGCTGTTGCACATGAACACGAGGGTTAACACTTTGGAAACGGCTTTACAACATTGCTACGAACTAAGAATAGAGAAAGGTCATGCACATTTACCTAGCACTAAAGATAAAGACCGTGTTTTGGCAATTATCCCTAAATGTAACCTAACAAAAGATGAAATTGAAAAATTACTACAAGCCCACCCCTCGCAAATGGCGTAAGCTAGGGGATGCCCTATTAGGCGTTTCTTTAATGGCTGTTCCTGCTGAACTCGGCGGTTACGGTTGGTTAGCTATATGTATTTTTATGTGTGGCGTAGTAGGTAAATTCTTAACCAATTTTTTCGCTGATGAAAATTGATAACCGTCTTTTAGCTATTTGGATATTAGCTACTATACTCTTTGTGGCGTTCGTTTTAGGCTCTGTTGGGTGTTCTGCTACCTACCACTTAAATAAATATCAGCAGAAAGGTGGGATATGTGGTAAAATAGATACTATCAAAGTAACTAAATACGATACTATAAACCACCGATACTATTCACACGATAGCATAATAGTTGTTAACGATAGAGTAGTACCGTTAACTCGTCAGGAAATAAGGTATCAATACAAGATTCACAGAGATACTATCCGTCTTAAAGAAGTGGTAGTTAAAGAGGTGACTAAACAAGCCAAAGAAAAGACTAAGCAAACACGATCACAAAATCGAAGCCCGTGGGTTTGGGTGCTTATGGGTTTAATAGGATTAGTGGCACTTTACTTAATTAAAAGAGGATGAACTTAGATAAATATTTAGAATTCGTTGCACGTTGGGAGGGCAAGTACGGAAAATCACTTGAGGACTCAGCTTCTAAATACTTTTGTCCTACGCCGTACAAAGGGGTTAAATACCATACTAGCCACGGAATAACTTACCAAACGTGGACTAACACTTTCGGGGACAATAAAGATGCTGAGTTCTATTCCATGCCGTCTGAAATGTGGTTTAAGATATTTAAGACTAGGTTCTGGGACAAAGTTAAAGGTGATGCACTACCGTTTAACATTGCGGTTCTTACTACGGAATTTGCTTGGATGTCGGGAGTTAAAACAGGAGCGTCACAGATGCAATTAGCACTAAGAAAACTCGGACAAAACGTAGAAATAGACGGACAGATAGGAAACCAAACTATAACAGCTATTTCAAAGGTAGATTCTAAAGCCTTGTTTGACGAAATGATAAAGATTCGTAAAGGATTCTACGAAAAAATCGCAGTAGGAAAAAATGCCAAATGGAAAAAAGGTTGGCTAAATCGGTTAGAAGCTGTTAAGGTATTCAAATAAATTGTAACTTAGGCGAAATTTTTAAAGCCTAAATATGAATAAGACAATTAAAGAATTCATCCGTGTTAAGTTAGAAAGCACTTCTAATAACACAGCAATAGCCCGTCAAGTAATCAAAGACTTCGGACTAGACAAAGAACTTGAAGCGGTGCGTAAATGGGTGCAACGTGAACGTAAAAGATTAAACGTACAAGGCGAACACCGACACCTTAAAAGACTTTTCTTCGACATAGAAACATCCTATGTTAAAGCACCCGTTTGGCGAGGTGGTGAACAGTACATTTCACCAATGACAATAGAAGGAGAAGTTAAAATTATTTGCGTATGCTATAAATGGCAATACGAAGATGAGGTCAAGGTGTTAGTTTGGGATGAAAACCAAGACGATAAAAAGCTACTGAAAGACTTCATTAAGATAATGGGTCAAGCCGACGAACTTGTAGCGCACAACGGAGATAGATTTGATATACGCCAATTACGAACCAGATGCGTTTTACAGGGCGTTCTAATGTTCCCGAAATACAGAACCCTAGACACCCTAAAAAAAGCCCGTAAATACTTTTCTTTTATGTCTAATAAATTAGATTATTTGGGACAGAAATTAGAAGTCGGTAGAAAGTTAGACCACGAAGGTTTAGGGTTGTGGAAACGAGTTCAAGAAGGTGACACTAAGGCCATACGAAAACAAGCACTTAACGAAATGGTCAGTTACTGTAAACAAGATGTTATCCTTTTAGAAGATGTCTTTAACGTGTTTATGCCGTACATAGACCATAACACTAACCACGCTGTACTAAAATACGGTTCACAAAAGAAATGGTGCTGTCCTGAATGTGGAGGCGAGAAAGTAAAACTATCACACACAGACACTACGCCTATGGGTTACATTAAAAGGTTTATGAAGTGCGAGTGTAAAAAGACTTACCACATATCTAACCGAACTTATCAACAATACCTAACTAAATTAGATTAAACACCTATCTTTACACTAAGCTTTTTTGTTCTTTTTCATAGGTTAGGTTAAGCCCTTCTTCGGAGGGGCTTTTTTCATTCTATACCCTTACTTTCTTACATCTTATTTAAGGCCTTACCTTTAAAAGTACACTATACTGCACTTTATGTATAAAATAG